CCCGCCATATCGAATACAGCGGGAACTGCACCACCAGCAATAGCACTTAGAAATGCCGCCGCTTTGTAGTCCTGCTCATATCCTGTGACCGCTTGCGTAATTCCTCGTTCCGGTAGACTTATTGCTGTATTCGCCGCCGCTAATTTTAGATAACGGGATAATGTACCAACCTTGCCCGTAGTACCTAAAAGCGGTATATAGTTCAGAGGGTCTACAGCAAGACCTAATACAGTTCCAAAAGTATCAAACCCTATAGACGACCTGTCAATTCTTTTACGCCGTTCTAAATCCTCTTTTTTCATGCGGGTAAGTTTAGCAAGCTGTGTGGCACTACGAGCATTTTGAGCGACCCATAAAGTCGCCGAATAGTCTCCACCAAGTTCCTTTTGAACAGCGTCTATGTCCTCCTGAGTCAAAGTAAACGTATCATCGTCAGGAGCATCTTTAAGAGTCCCTGCTGTTCTAAAAGATCCCCATATTGCAGAGTCATAAACAGAGTCATAAAATTTGTCCTCAAAGGTAGCATCAGGTACAACTTCCTGTTCAACTATAGGTTTTTGAGGATCAACACTCTCTTTAGCATAGGAACTTAATTCAAGTATACTGTCTTGTCCTGCAAAATGCTTCATTCCTGCCGCATAGTTTTCTACGGTATCCCCGTAGTATCCGCCACGTTTTAAAGTATTTGCATATTGGTCTATTGTGGTAGCTTCATAGATACCGTCTTCTGCATACTTGGAAAGATAATTGCCGTAGTATTCAGCGAACTCGTCCGGGCTACCAAAATCCATATAATAATTACTACCGTCAGGTTGGTCTAAACCATTAGGAGCAACCTGTGTTACTCCTCCAAAATTGTTATGCTTTAAAGCTAATTCACTTTTAAATCCACCTGTCTCATGTGCCATCTGTGCATAAATAAACGTAGCAGGTATTTTTCTGCCATTACGCTCTGTATGCTGTGAGACAAGTTCTGCTAAATCTCGGCTATTCATATTTTCCCTTTCTTTATTTAATCATTCAGATACCTATTTGCATCAAGCCCCGCATCACGTATTATCTTAGCTGTTGGATCAGCCTCGTAATACTCTGAGTCATCCAACGGGATATTATAGACATCTTCAAGTCTTACCCGCTGTGCTTCCGGTAGAGACTGAAGGTATTTGCTGACATCCTCAGTAAAACCTGCTAACTGCTGAGAATACACGGTCTTCCCATGATATTCAGCTTTAAGCACACCATTTGCGTGGTAGTAATGAACATTTTCTTCGTCACCATCAACAGCCAACTCTTTCTTCTTATTTTCAAGGTACGCTAAAGCAACCGTTTCTTGATTGCTACTTTGGATATTCATAATAAAATTCTTAGGAATAGCGACACCATCATAATTAAAGAAAGCAGATGCGACTTGTTGTTTAGCCAGTGAGATCGCCTTAGTCTCGTCCATTCCCGACAGTAAAAATCCATCTAACGTAGTATGAAACATTGAGTTTAAGGAATAGTTAGTTGTCAGGTTTGCTGTCCCGGTCTCACCATAGCCGCCTAAAGTGTTTAGCTCAGGGATAGTCATAACCGTTTCATAGGCATCTTTTAGTCTCTTTTGGTGCTTTTCTTTTAAAGTAATGTCACCATTAAAGGTATCTCTGCGTTCTGCATACTTAGCAACACCTTCTTCTAAACCATTAGCATCTATTAGTTGGCTAAGTATCAATATATCTTTACTTTCAGTCCCAAAAGTCGCTGAGAAAAGACCGGGATCAACTTTATACATAGTCACAATATTATCCAGCTC